TGAACGGGTACCTGCTACTTTATCTCTTACTGCAACTAAACTTACAGGTACAGTAGCAGCGGGGGGAAGTGCAAATGCAGGCTATGCTGTTTACGTAGATGCCGATGCTGGATCCGAGTTAGGTGAAGTAGTAGCTGCCGTTGTATCTGATGGTGGGGCTGGGACTAATGTAACCGCATCTGGTCTGTCTATAACAGTCGTTGCAGGTACGCTCTACCGCGTCTGCTATTGTACTGATAATGTATCAAACGCACCTCCAATGGAATCTGGGCATAAAAGCGTTTCAGGAACTCCATATTTTGCGCCGATGTTTAATCAGAGTGGAACGTTCCTCGGGCATGGTGCGAACGCTTGCGTAGCTGGGAATCCACCTGCGACGACCGGTGCATTAACTGCAGATGATGTAACACCGTTAGTTCTAGTTCTACTAGAGGAATAACATGAATTTTAATGATCTCAAAATGGAGCTTCAGCTTCGCCTAGGAAACCGGGCGGATCTGGATGCTCGAATGAACCGATGGCTTAACTATGCGTATTTTGAGATCTTAATGAACCCTAGGTTTCAATTTTTCGAGCTTGATACAGCAGCTCCGGTTTTTGATACCATCCAGGGTCAGGATACATATACCTTCGAAGGTATCAAAATCGTCGACATGTGGTTCATTCTCGACATTCGAGACATGACCAACGAGCGAAAGCTTCGCAGGACGCATTGGTCATATATCGACAAGATCACCCGCTTTCAAGGAATGCCGATTCGGTACTATCGATTTGGAAATGGGTTTGTGATGCAGCCGATTCCAGATGCGACGTATGTGATTCAGGTTCGGTATCGTCGCAGACCGCCTGATCTAACCAACGGAACTGACTTCATCAACCTCGGCACAGAGTGGGAAGAGCCGATCATAACACTAGCTTCCATCAAGGGCTTCGAAGCTCTACAGCTCAAAGAAGAAGCCGCGGGTGCTAGACAGCTTCTCGAGGGCATGTTCTCATCCCGAATCGATGTCCCAGGTCTGGAAGACTTCGACTCCGAAACAACTGTCGAAGCAACGATCATCCCAAGGGTTTAATTCAAATTTTGAACAGGGGAGAGTATGGCAAAGCTTGACACACTAAACCCGGCTCAGCCACCGGATACCGAAGCTGTTGCGCTTGGCGCTCAGCGGATGCGGCAAGAGCGAGATGCGATCATAAACAGCTTCGCAACTGAGCATTATCTTGATGGAACGCATAGACTTCCACAAGGTGTTGCTGCGGCTCGGCCCGGAGCGATTGCTGGGCAAGATGGGCGTATCTTTATTGATACAGAGCGTGAGACGCTCGAGCAGCAGCTTGCTAACATCTGGACTATCCTACATGCGATTCATGTGGTGAATGCGTTTGCGGCTAGTGCTATTCCGCTTTCCGGGGCCGGGTTTCAGGATCTGGCATCGCTAGCTATCGTAACGACTTTTGGAACGAAGCTTTTGATGGTCGGGCAAATTGACGTAAATGTTCCTATCAGCGCAGGAAGTCAGACACTGATCTTGCAGCATCGTTTTGATGTAGATGGGGTTACGATAGTTCCGACTAGATCTACTGTGTTTAATATGAGTTCTGGAAACAATATCCCGATTACGTCTCCGATAATAATGGGAATTTACGACGCTGGGTTTGGTTTGACTGAAGGTAACCATATCGTAAAATACCAGGTCGATGGGATCTCGACAGCGGGCTTAACGGCGGTTAATAGACAGCTAATCGCTATTGCATTTTAATGGCAACTCCCAAGCGTATCCAGAAACCTATGCCGCTAAAAGGCAGGCGCACGGCCTGGCCCGCGGATATGATAGGTCAGGACTACTCGCCAAATGCAGTTAACGTTAGATTTAGATTCGGTGAGGTTAGGCCAACGCCTGGGAGATCGCTGTTTGATGGGGATGTAGCGGGCCAGAAGGCTCTTGCCATAACCAACTTCTCCATGTCTAATGGAACTATCTGGCCGCTACTTTTGACAGATAACAAGTTATTTCGTTTAGGAAATCTATCTCCAGGTGACTCTCGTAACTGGACCAAGATCAACGGAACATTCACCCCAACTATCTTTCACCGCTGGGGATTTTGTGTTGGGGAAGATAAGTTCTTTTTCTCTAACAGCGCAGATGAGATCGCATATTGGGATGGTGACACAACTCATCCATTCGATATGATCTCGTCAGTTGCAGGCTTCGAGGGAACGGGCGCTAACCCGGCGCATGCTCCTACAGCTAGGTTTCTCGAGTACTTCAATGGGCGTGTGCTCTTAGGCAATGTGACCGAGGGTGGCACGATTCTTGCAAATAGACTCAGGTGGCCCTACAACGGAGATTTCAGAAAGTGGAATGAGACTCAGCAGCTCGGCGCTGGGTTCATGGATCTGAACGAAGAAGGCGCTGAGGCTATCAGAGGGGTTAAAGCTCTAGATGATCGTTGTATAGTCTATAAGCGAAATTCTATTGGAGATTTAACTCCAACTGGAACACTCTCTCCCACATTTATCCATCAGGTTAGATTCCGTGGCGTAGGCGTAGGCGCGCCTGGGACGTTAGCTTCAAGCGGCACAGCTCACTTCTTTTTGGCAGACGATCAAAACGTCTGGATGTGGGATGGAAATAAGCCGACGCCGATCGGGGAACCGATTCATGAGGAGCTTAAGTCTCTAAGCTATCGCAGCACATTCAACCAATATTTCGGCTTTTGTTCTCTTTCTCGTTACGAATACTGGCTTATACTTTGTGACTCAGATCGAGGATCGTTTGATGTTTTCATTTACGACTATTTTAGGAATTACTGGACTCGGGATGTTTTTCCTAATATATATACTATTGGGGAAATTGAAGTCCCGTTGTTCGAATATACCTGGAATACGATACCGGGAGTCTGGACAGACTGGAATATCCCCTGGGCAGATTTGTTTGCAGCGACCACAACAGAGGTCATTGCCGGGCGAACAGATTCTGTAACGATGGATATAAATGAGACTATCTCATGGGACTACTTCAGTCAGGGTTCGATTGTCGATCGAGTTCTCGAAACCGAGGATATGTATATCGACACTCCATGGGATAATGCTCAGTCAGTTAGACTTCTGCTAAACTACGAATACGCGAGCAAGGAACCTTTCGAGGTAGGTGTCAGCTTCGATCGAGGCAAGACATGGACTACCAAGCAGATAACGCCAACTACACAGGGATACTCATTTGTCGAATTTACCAAATCAGGTAACGTCGTCCGATACAGATTCAGAGAAAACAACGCAACCGGGTTCTTCCGATGGCGGTCCTATATGTGCGAGTACCTCCCGATCGGAGATTTCCTCGGAACAGTTACTGCCTGAATGGGGTCCGTTTGTGATGACAGAGGAGAACATAATCTCTCTCTGGAAAAAGCTTCAGGATTTTCCTCAGGTTTTTGATGATTTCGGAAAAGGGAATTTTGAGGATTTCATCGGAAAGCTAATGCTTAAAACCAATATCTATCTGGATATTGGGAATGGGCTTGGAATCGCATGTGGGATGGGTGTGAGGCCGAAGTTAGATATGGTTCTGCATTTGGTCATGTTTGACAAGCGCCTACGTGGCCGAGAACCATTGTTCTGGGACATGATGGGTTTTCTGTTTGATCAGCTTCAGCTTCGACGTATGACCGCTGTTATCGCGGATGATTGCCGGACGGCGATAAAGTTAGTTCAGCGCCTGGGCTTTGTTCGTGAGGGTGTTATGCGGCATGCGCTTAAGAGAAACGACACCCTTTTCGATGTAGAAATCTACGGCATTCTGCGAGAGGAGTTCGATGCCACGGTTAAGTCATATGCAGAAAGATCCGCTTCAGCTGTCTGCGCTTGAAGAGGATAGGTTTGATTACCATTGGGCTCAGATATCAAATAATAAGCGCGCGTTTGATGATTATACTAATCTAACCCGGGATGAATTTAATACACTTTTAACGAGTGAGAGAACTCTATCTTGGGAAATTGGAAGAGGTATTGGGCTTTGTTCTTTAGTTTTTTTAACCACGGTTAATCCGGTTATACAGATGGTTATGTATGATTACATGTATAGAATCTATCTCGCTAGCACGCTTTGTCTATGGGCTTTTGAACTAGGTGCGACACGTGTATCTTCTTTTGTGACAGAAGATAGACATATCGCAAAGGATTATGTTCGACGTGTAGGAGCTGAGTACGAGGGGACGCTTAGAAAAGCTTATAAGCGCGGTGAGAAGATTCTAGACGTAGAAATCTACGGTCTCATGAAGGAGAAATTTGTATGGCAACAGTCGCAACTATAGCAGCTGCTGCGATCGGAGCTGCAGGCTCGATCGGAGGAGCTGCGATTTCATCGCATGGCGCGAGCCAAGCGGCTAAAGCTGGGAGACCGCAGCCTCAATATATTCCGCTACCTAAATATGCTAGTGCAATCAACCATCAGGTAGCTAGGGATCTTGCTCTTAACATGGGCAAAACTCCGCCGAGCTTTGCTAGCTATGTAGATTCAGGTGGAACGCTCGACTCAGGCTTTCAAGATCCCGGGCTGAATCCTAGGGATCTGCGTAGCTTGGGTCTAATGTACGGTGGTAGAAACCGTGGCTTTCATCCGATTCCGTTGGTTCCTGGAAGTCAAGCTGCAAGCGGACAGCTAACGCCCGAGCAAGCTACGTGGCTTAGACAGTATCTGAACTTCAACGAACAAAGATCTAAGCATCACTGGGGAGGGGCTAAGTAATGGGTGCCGGAGGCGGGACGTCGTTTACTGATGCTGGGACTGATCCGGCATTGGGGAGCCAGATAGGTAAGTATCGAGCACCTATCCCGAGCATCGTTCAACAGTATATGCAGAACCTCGGCAAGGGAGGCTTTCTGGATATGCCGGGGTTTAATGAGCTTTTTGGCTCATACAACAAGGTCGCGACTCAAGCTGCGAATCGTAACGCAGCTAACATAACTGAAAGCTTTGGCTCGCAAGGCGGACGTTATGGATCTGATCTGTTGGCGAGTCAAGCTAACCTGCGATCTGATCTGACCAACAACCTAGCCAACAAAGCCAGCGAGTACCAGCTTCAGCTTCGCGGCCAGCAGGCTAACGAGGTTGGATCGGTAGCTAACCTTCAATACGGCGCGAACGAAGCTGCAATGGCTCGGTTCTTTCAGGACTTTCTGCGCCGGACTAGCCCGCCTCCTGGTTTCACGCAAGCTCTCGATGCTAGCCAGGGTTACGGACTTCCACCTCTGGTTGTTTAATAGGAGCTAGTTATGGCTGTTCAAATCATAGATGGTCGGCCGTATAGAGTTGACGCTGCGCTTGAGAGAAGCCGGGCAATCAGCCAGGGAGTTCGTGATACAGCTTTTCTGATGGCTCACGAAATCAATCAGTATAACGAACAGCTCGAGAAAGATAAACATACCAAGCTCGCGACCATCGGCATGCTCGCTGGGAAGTATGGGTTTAGTAAGCTTGGGCCGGATATTACACAAGAGTTTGAACGCCTAAGTGGAGTTAAATTCGCTCGCGACGAATATGGAAAACCTGTAATTCCACAGACCGATGATGAGCGAATCATGGCCCAGGCTTCTACGCTTATGGATAAGCTTCCTCCTGAGCGTAAGCAAGAGATCATTCTCGGCATGGCTGATATGACCTCAAAGCCGAAGTCACAGAGCGAGATTGATCTAGCTAACCGAAAGATGGATTTGCAATCGAGACATAATGATCAAATAGAAGCTATCGACGCTGCACGTGTTCAGGCTTCATTGAATCGCGGTACTCGCGGAGGCGGAAATAGTCCTGATGCTTTGCAGACTATTAACTCCCAGTTTATGCGGAATCCTGATGATCCCGAGAAAGGGATTCCAGTTAAATGGGATGGTAAATCTCCGCCTATGAGCCAGCTGGAATTTAACAACTTTTTCAAAAATAGGAATTTAGATAAAGTTCAAGATGATATCAACCGTAAACATCTATTGGATGGTTTACGGGAGAATAAACAAGAACTCGATCGGGCCAAAAACGCAGCAGCGATCATCGGAAATAGCAAGATTAAAGAAGACGATCCTGCTAAGATCGCAGCGCATGCATACCTGGATAGTGTAGCTAAAGTTAAATTCGGTGTTGAAGCTCCTAAAAAACAAACATGGAAAGAATGGGCTAGTGATATCGTAGGCCTAAAGCCAACCCCTGAAGCTGTTACACAAAGTAAAGCTATCGCTCACCCATATCAGCCTCAGACAATGGCACCTACCCATACCCAGGAAGAATGGGATTCGACGGTTAAGCAATACCTCGATGCCGGAGTCTCAGGTGAAGATATTTTAGATCATGCTCAGAATGACCCAATGGCAGTTCAGGCACTGATTAACAATGGAGCAGGAGTGAAAAAGTAACATGCCTGATCCGTTTGGAATAGTTAAAGACCCTACGCCCGAGGCTGTTGCTATTCCTAAGCTTGCGGCTGATGCTGCACAGAAGCGTGCGGTTCCGCTGATGCTTGCTAGCAATACAGATCCTGAAAAGCCAGCTGAGTTAGCGCCGGTCGGGAATAAGGTTTATGATGAGACGCCTAACATCCCTAGATCACGAACGCCTGATCCAATGGATGTTGTTTCTCGTCCGTCTAAGTACTATGGGATTCCGACTGATATCGCTAAGATAATGGACGCTGCGGATTCGCGTAATGCTTCTTATACTAAACGCATCCTAGGGACAGATCTTCCTAAATACACATTCCAGCTCGGGGCTGGTGCGACTGAGGCAGCTTCGCTTGGGTTAGTCGAACCAGGTATTGAACCTGAGACAACAGGCGAAGCTCTTTTCCGTGGGGCTGGGCAGCTATTTGGCTCGAGCTTTGTTCCACTTGGCCCAGCTGTCAAGCTTGGTGCAAAATTTAAGCTGAGCAAAACCGCTGTCGGAGCTGCGGCCGCGGTAGCCGCTGCGGAGATTCAAACCCGAGGTGAAGCTAGCAAAGGGCGTTTGATTTTAGATGCGACGTTTGGAGCGATTTTTGGGAAGCTATATAATACCGAAGCGCACTGGCTTAAGTTCGGTGGCCAGGAACCTAAACCTGGAGCGCTTGAGCGGCTAGCTGTTAAAGGTAGACTTCTAAAGCCTGCAAATATAGCGGAGGACTCAAGTGGAGCAAGCCTACCAAGCTGGCATGAATTCAGTGGCGACTGGGATAGATACCGAGGAGCTGAGGGCACACAGACTCCAATCCCAGCTTCTAAATCGAGCGGTCAGCTGCTCCTTCCTGATTTCTCCAGTGGGAGAGTCCCTGCAACACGCTCAGATTTTATCGCAGGTGAGCCCATTAGGCCTGGGCCTACAGAGTTTCCTTATGTGACAGAGAGTCTGAGTGGTGAGCGAGTTATGCCTCGCTATAATCCACCAGGTTCAAATAGATTGAATGTAGACGTACTTGGTGGATCACCATTACGAATCGAAGGGGAAGGGCTGTTCAAAGATCTAGGAATCAAGCGCAAAGGTAGGACGTTCATTCGTCAGCAAGGCGATGCCGCACAGCGAACGCTTAACAAGCTCGGGCTTCATAGCGATCCTGATGTTCGAGAGACTGCAACGGCTGTTAAGCATTTTATAAATAATACAGACTCTATCAACCCCGATGATTTTGTCGGAGATATGAAGTTTGTCCGTCGCGGGCAGCCCAGCAACTACGCTGTCGATATGGAGCTAGGTGAGTTTGATGCTGCACCACGCGCTCGACTTAAAACCGGGATCACAAAGGGCTTTGCCGGGAGTAACTGGCAACGGCCTGATCGTGTGTTTATGGATGTTGAGCGAGATACTGGTGGGAGGATTAAAGGTTTTACTGAACTATTTCAGCCTGGTGATGCTGCAAAGCAAACTGCTGCAATGCAAACTAATAAGGTTGGACTAGCAGTTAAAGAAGCTATCGGAAAGTCACCTGGAGATAAGCAGTATGGTTTTATGGATTATCTTCAGGCGAATGATCATAATGGGCGAGCTATCGCTCGGCATCAGTTCGGGCTGGATGATTCAGATATAGAGTCACTTAACAAAGCTACTAATCATCTGAAAGAGCTTTGGAATAGAAACTTCGATACACCGTTTGAAGAATTCATGACCGATACGTTACCGAGAATGCGTTCTGCGTCGCCAACTGATCGGGAGGTTTTGAAGTTTTCTACTGTCGCGAACGAGATGGATAAGTTTGCAGCTAATCATGAGTTCTCGATCAATGAGCGTAGGTTTGATCGTTTCAGTGCAGGTTTGATCAGATCTCTTTCTATGAAAGAGCATCTAGATCCATTCATGAAGAAGGTTAGTGCGATCGTTAACGATCATACATATCCACCGACATATCGGGACTTTGTTGCTGACTGGGGTCGTGGCTTGCGTGGAACTGATAATGCGTTTGCTGAGAAGTGGACTCCACGATATCAGCAGTTTCTGCGGCGCTTGGGCGTTAATGCAGAGTCGGCTGATATTAGAGATGTGATTGATAACTATATTCAGCTGACCCATGCAGGACTCGTGGGCTTCCGAGCTGCTCCGGTTTTTAAGAACATGTTTAATGGATGGCAAACCGGAGCTGCACGCATTGGACCGACATGGTTTTGGAAAGGGGTTATGAAGTCAATGACCCCTGAAGGTTGGGAGCGTGGAAGGCTAGCAGGAATGGTTGATGAAGCTGCGCATGAAGCGGCAGCTGTTAGAGAGCTCGGTGCGCCCGGGCCAGTTACAAAAGCTATTCGTACGATCGCTTCGCGTGGGTTGAAGTTTTATGGCACTATCGATGACTATAACCGTCAGCATATCTTTAATGGTATGTACGAGAGAGTTTTGTCAGCTGGACGAAACTTGTCAAAGACTGGTGAGGATGACGTTAAGTTTCTGACTAAAGCTGGTTTATACCGTTATCACGAAGTAATTCAAAATGAAGTTCTAAACGCATGGAAGCAAAAAGGAATAGCTGAAGCAGCTACTATTGGTGGCGTTCATGCGGCACAAGAAACTCAGTGGGTTTATCGCACGCAGTTTCGGCCTACAGTTATGAACGGTGAGAAAGCTCGAGCGCTCGGGCAGTTCGGCATATGGTCAATGAACTATATGGAATACATGCGTCAGATGATGTATTCCGGTGCGATTAAAAATATGCCGTTTGTTGAACGTGCTAAGTGGTTTCGAGATTGGGCTTTGACAAATGGTTCAATCCTAGCGCTTATGGGTGGAGCAGGTGCGTCGTTAGGAATCGGTAAAGCGGTTATGGAGAATGCTAAGGGCTGGACTTTCCTTGGGCCTTTGAACTACGGCGGTGGACCCATTGTAGATTTTGGAAAGGCACTTCCACAAATGCTCCAGGATATACAAAGCGGAGTGCTAGAAGGTAACGCTGACAAAGTTATCAAAGGCGAAGCTTGGAAGCGAATTAAATCGAATCTGGCGTCAGCAATTCCCGGTTCTGGTTTGGCCCGGGACATAGCTCGAGCAAAGGGCCCTGCGGAGCAGGCGATGTCGTCGCAGTTTCCTGGCTCGATGATCTTTCCTCCACTTGAGTCGTCCAATGTTGAACCAGCTCAATCATCTCAGGAAGAGCTTTTCCGCATAATGACGGGAGTTGGAGTAAAGAAATAGTTGTTACTATCGGAACATTTCGATAGAGATAGCCTGGGTAATACTTCACATATGCGATAATACAACGCAGGTGAATATAAACCCATTCATCAGCCAGCCAGATTGTTTCCTGGCTGGCTTTTATATGTTGGGTACAAACGTAGCATCTATCTTCCATGTTCAATTCCTGAACGCGGGAGTTAATCCCCAAGCCATAGGAGCATCTTGGGATCAGTGTCATCGCGTGTGACCATACCGCTTAAGATCGCTGTTTCGAGGAGGACTTTGAACTCTTGTGCTGTGCAGGGGTACATGAGTTTAAGGAGCAGGCTGTATGCGATTCGCTTGTATGATCGCATAAAGGCTTTGAATCTACCATAATGCTGCGACGCAACGGTCGCGCCAATTTCCTGAAAGGCGCCCATAGCGGCAGTCTCGACATCTTCGACAGCCATAAGCGCCGCTTCGAGGTCACCGACTAAGATCTCCTGTTGTTGGAAAGAGCCTGCCATAAGCATGCCGACGCGAGAAACGTGGTCATGCTTCCGGCCATGAAAGCCAGCTAAGCGTCTATCACGCGGCTGGCTTTTTCTATGGACGTCCTCGTACCAGGATTTATACCATTCCCGGGCTTCGAGGCTAAAGGTAAATTTTCCTTTTAGAAGTGAACACTTTGTCAGTGTAGCTTTGGCAGTCTGAAGCCAATGCAAATCTTGCTCGCTGAGCTCAGGGAATGCATTAGCTCGATCTGTTGAAGCAGAGAACGGGAACATAATTCTAGAAGCAAAACCTTCCTGAAGTGCTGATTCAGGAATTCCCTTTGCCACGCCGTCAGGTGTTGTGGCAGCAAGGATTGAAATAAAAACATTGTGCAGTGTATCTGAGCCTTTATTCTTCGTTTTGAATTCGCGTTTTGTCGGGCAGTCGAATAGGTCTGTAAGCAAGTGAATGACCGGTTCGCCGTAGCTTTGCTTTGTGAGGAAGACCGAGAGTTCAGAACTGAATATGAGGCAATTAGGGGAATGGATCTCTCCCGTTTCGATATTGAGGACTTGTGCTTCGGCGATTTCACGAGTCAGTTTCTCCGGGGTCATTTTTCCATTGATGACCAGAGTGCCAGGAATTCCATCAAGTAGAGGTAAACCAAGATTGATTGAAGTAGACTTGCGACAAAGAGCACTACCAGCAACGAGGATAGTAAATAGATTGGGATAGATCGTATAGAATCCACGATCAATGAAACATTTACGACCCATAGCAACGCCCAGAATAGTAAGCGCCGTCCACATGTGGAAGATAAGAGGGCTTTCCTGATCCTTTGTGTATTTGACATATTGGTGTATGAAGCTTTCATCCGAGTCTCGATCTAAGGTTGCCACGTCACCATATCCCCCCAACTTTGATCTGACCACTGTAGGTCAACCGGAATGGTCATCGTTCGGCCATGAACGCTCAGGGGACAAGTCATGGCTTCGCGAATGGCGTTTGCTTCTTCATCGCGCTGAGCGCGTTTACATTCGGTTAGAATAGAGTCATGAACTTGGGCACAAATATAACGCCCTTGCTGATCCAGAAGCCTAATTGCTCTATTGGTAATTCCGACGATGGTTGACTGAGGTTTGCGACTAAGCGCAATACCAAGAGAGCTGTCATCAAGACGGCCAAGGAACATATGGCGACGGCCAAAAGGATCAACAAGACAGCGATTTTCGCGTATCTCACGTCCGATTTCTGCTTGCCAGCGCCGGAGTCTAGGGTATAGGTTGAAGTAGCCATCTTGGACATATACCGCTTTAGCTTTCCGAGAGTTCCCGGGCACCGGGAGTTTCATGATGTCGATGCCTTTGAGCCCGAGGACGCTCACTAGTTTCATAGGTCCCATAAGGTAGTTCGAACCTAGAACCACCTGCTTAAAAACCATGCGTTCTATAGATTCTTTTCCAACAGATCGACCAAGAGCTCGGGCCGCTGTTTCGAGGTAAAGATCACGCGTAGGATCTTCAAAGAGCTTGATGAGCTCAAGCTCCTGCGCGTCGTAGGCGACGTACATTGCCTCTGCGCGTGCAAGGTCACCCTGAACATACACATTTCCTGGCTCGGGCTTAAATATTTTTCGAGTAGGTTTTGGAATGTTTTGAAGCTGGGGTCCCTTCCCAACAGCACGACTTGATAGACGCCCGGAGTCAGTTCCATGAATGAGATATGAAGCCTTATACCGTCCGCCGTCAGTTTCAAGCGAGAGAAAGTTTGAGAGAAGAGTGCGACGTTCTCTGATATCCAAAATGAGTCGATAAATCTCGGTGTGTTCCCCTCGATAAGCGAGTGTTCGAATAGTATCTTCGTCTGTTGAGATTGCGCCTTTTTTTGTGAGCTTAGAGAGCTTTTCATGTAAGACCTCTTGGATCACATAGCGGATGTCTGCCGGGCTTTTTACATTGCAGTGGAAGCCTACGGCTTGATCGAGCTGTTGTTGAAGCACATCTTGCTCGAGTTTTGTTCTTTTGGATGTTGTAGAAAGCGCGGTGTGGTCAACGAACAATCCACGATCTTGCATCCGCATAACGGGTCTGATGAGGCCAAGGACATGTTCACGGAAGTATTCGACCTGGTTAAAGCGGATGAGTTCTTTATCCATCGCCAGGCCGGATTCTTCGGTAACGAAGCAATCTTTAAGGTTATAAGTCCAATACCGATGGAAGCGCTCGCCAAGCTCAAGACCCGGATCGTTCCAGCATGAGTCTGCTTCGTATTTATAGTATGGCTCATCTGTATAGATTGAGCTGATGAAAGCTAGCGAATGCTTCCCAGTGAGCGAGTCTATCCCTCTATCCCCTTGCTTCCTTTTGACACCAGAACCAAGTTCCGTCCAGAGGAGATGGTGCTTGAGCATGGTGTCATCGGCGATGTTGTTGATTTTGAAACCGTAGCGTTCGAGGCGTGTGGTGTCGAACTGGAAGTTCTGGCCTCGACATGCCCGGGTTCTGAGGACAACGTCCAGCTCGCGCCAGAGAGCAATGAGCTCATCTGTTGTATAAGGTCCGCCAACAAAGGCAATGCAGATTCCTCGACTTGGACTGTCAGCGATACCGATACATGAGATCGTGTTCCCAAGAGTTTCGATATCAACAGAGATAGTAGCGCCCAGTGATCGTAAAATTGAACACGCTTCCTCGAACGGGGGGTTAATGTGGAAGGTGCGCTGAGGTCGCCTGATATCTGGATATTGAGATTCACGGCGTGCTTTCCTGAGATCGAGTTCGATTACGTACCTAAGGCTGAAAGTCGTATCAGCAGAGGCCGGTTGCAGTGTGGGCAAGACTTTGAGACCTGGGATAATGGTTGATTCGAGGATCGAGCCTCGCCAGTTTGTGATGCCTCGCTTGCCGGTGACTGCTGTGAGAGCTGCTGGTCCAAGGGTAATGAGGATGTTTGGTTTAATGTGCGAGAGTTCTTCTCTAAGAATAGGAAGTGCCTCTGTAAGCTCTCGCTCAGATACATCGTGATCTGCCCAATCGCGTCTAACATTAGACACATAGCATTCGCTTCGGGGAATGCCAAGCCATCGCCAGAGCTTTTGTCCTGTGGGTCCAGTATATGCCTTTCCAGATCTAACTTCATCGTATGCAGGTCTCGCGCCAATAATTGCAATCTTTGAGTTCGGGTCTCCATCAGGCATCACCAGGTTGGGCACGTTTCGTTCCCTCCGGAGCAAGAGCTTTTACCATAGCGATGAATATGTTATTCCACTGTTCGCCTTCAAGATCAAATAGAGATTGACTTTTGTTTTTACTATACGCCATGATAAGCGCAATCTCTAAGGGTTTTAGATGAACTGCTATAGTATCATCCTGTAGACGCATTGTCAGATCCCTCTCCAGCCGCTAGCTCTTCTGCGATTCGCTCTGTTGCTGCTCGATGAAACTTTTCCTCTCGCTCGATTCCGATAAAGCGGCATCCAACTTGAGCAGCAGCCACAAGAGTTGATCCAGATCCTGCGAATGGATCAAGGACCACTTCTCCGGGGACGCATGAGGCGGAAATGATATGTCTGAGGAGCTGATCTGGTTTCTGAGTTGGGTGAATCTTTTTGCCTGGAGGGACAGTGTCATACTTGAGATAGTTAAAAGCCTGTGGTTTAACCAAGCCTCGTCCACGGTTAACAAACAGGCAAGGTTCATAGGCATATACCCAGCTTCGATTCGGATCGCCGATCCCGGGCGTATTTTTGATCCAGACAATGGGAGTTTCCTCACAGGTTCCGAAGTGTTTGCGGATCATGAGGTACATTTCTTCGTATTTGGTGTGGTGGAAGAATATGTACGCATGACCGTCGGACTTCAAACAACGCGCAGCATGCATGAAAACCTGGTCGAGCATGTTAAGCATCTCGGCCGGGTCATCGTCGTACATGTGGCCGGCGTTTTCCGCGAGGCGCGAGTTGCCGGTTGTGTTACCTTCCTTGAACATCCCGAGGGCGTATGGAGGATCTGTCACCAAGCAGTCGATTGACTTCTCAGCATAGATACTGAGAACATCAATGCTGTTTGCTAGGTAGAGGATACCCTTGCCTTTCCACGTGATGCGGCGAATGTCAGCCGCGCGTGAGGTTTTGTCGGGGCTAGCAGCTGCGCTAGTGGAAAGCTTCTGATCGACTTTATCCGCGGCCGACTCCATATCCCCACGGGTTCGACGGGCCTGTTCGGTTCTGATCTTTGTTTCTTCTTCACGCTTGAACCTCTTCCACGCTGCGCTCTTGGTCAGCTCATCAGCGAGATCTGGGTACTTGTCCAAGGCGTCTGCGAGTTGCAGATCCATTGAGATGCCGCCGATTGCCTTGTCGAGTTCCTCGCTCGCGTCGCGCATGGTGAAGTTCTTTGCGCCCGGGAAGTCAGAGCCATAGCGTTCGCGCTTTAGCACAAAGATTCTACGAAGCGCTCTAACTTCCTCAACCCAGTTCAGATCCTTGCGACGGAGGTTTTCTTCAAGCTCGATTTCTTGGAGCGTGATCGAGTCAGCTTCCTCTCGATGTAAAGCCTCGATGTGAGTTTTGCCGAGGTGGATATGAGCCGCGAGTCTACGGCCGCCGGTTAGAAGGTAGCCTTCACCGTCGAGTACGATTGGATGAATCAAACCTATGCGGCCGATGCTGGCGGCTAGACCTTCGATATCACCGAAGTCTTTACGCTGACGGTCTTTTCGGACCTTGATGCTTTTGATCTCAACGAGCACTTGAGGTCTCCTTTATAAAATTCATAAGGCTATTGAGAACTTCTGGCTCTAAATATATTTTGTTAGTTACGTTTATACCATCTTCTGTAGTTAACATAAGGTCCCCAAAATTAGACCAACATGCATATACTGCGTCGCCTAAGTAACGCTTCTCATTCATATCGACCTCAAACAAAAAGGCCCCGATAGGAGGGGGTTTCACTTCGCTCCTACCAGGGCCTTTCTGTTATCTAGCGAACTGCGTTGTAAGGCATCTTGACAACGTTAACCTTGCGCTCAGGGTTGTTGAACGCAGGCTCCGTGCCAAGGTTAACACTCACGAGCTTCTCTCGTGCCTCGGCCCAGTTGACGCCTTGCTTAGTCCACGCCAGGCCACATGCCTTAGCAAAGGCCTTCATGTTGAACAGAGCCTTTGGGTTAAAGGACATGTTCATCCACAGATTCCGGTTTTTGAAGGTCTCCAGATCCGGGTTGACATCTGCGGCAGGCTTCAAGACTACCTCGATGTATGCGTAGTCAGAGCCTTCCTTGTGCTTTTTTGCGAGAGAGTGAACGCGGCAGATAGTCGGACCATCAGGCATTGGGTCCAAGCCATCATCGACGTCATCCAGATTTACGTTAACGAAGAGATCGTCGGTTTCAGACATCGTATCTCCTTTTAGTTTTTGAAACCCCGCTTATGCGAAGATTTTGGTTGGTTCTACCTCCTGTTCAAACGCTAATCCCTTAGCAGTTCGAGCAGGGCGGATGCGGTCATTCGCGGTTTGAATGAGGTACTTTTTTGTATTTGGATTGAATCCATGAAAATAATAGACCTCACTAAACAAGGTTGACAATTCTTCACGGAGCGAGTCTGAGCCAAAAACGTGTGGACGGATCGTCTCTTTGACCAGCGCTCCTGTGTCTTTATCACGTACCTCTTTATGATGCGAATGCGCGATGAGGATACGATCGCATGGTAGCTCAAGGAACCCCAGCACAAGGTCTTTTGCATTCCTCCCCTCCACCTGGAACAACGTTTGGGTCATGTTGGTTACCTTATGAGTATACATCACAAGGTAGATCAAATGATCTATGATCCGAGTGAGCGAATCCATGATCACAAGATCATATGGAAATGACTCTTGCTTTCGCATCGCAAGCAACTCATTAACAACCGCTGCGATTTTATAATAGCCTTTAGGTTCCACTTTAAACTGCGTACCTTTAGACATATCGGCACGCTTAGGATCAACCTCGGCAACGAAAACTCCGGTTTCATTCAGAGTTTCGTTAGGGGACCAGACGGTTATGGTGGATCGCTCATCGGGGGTGAGAAGTGGGAAAAGTTCATGAGCGCGCTGATCTATGTCGATGATCAGCTTACGCTTCCCAGGATGCTTAAAGGCTAGATAAGTTTTCCCAGCTCCCCCCGGGCCATAGAACAGATAGCTTTTGTTTCCCTTAACCTCGGTTAAAGGAACAGCTCGGGCTAGCTCGCTCATTCCTCTTCTTCCTCATCATCCTCGTCGATCTCATCAAACTCGTCATCTTCGAGATCTTCCATGTCAGGGTCGAGATCTGGGCTCTCGGGCTCCTTCAGCCGCACCAAATCATCCTTCAAATCCCTAAAGTATGACATTCCTATTGTCCTCCCTTTTTGCTAGCCATTCGTCAACAGCCGCCCGAATTATTTCGTTGCGGCTGATTCTGGTTTCATATGTAATCTTGCGAAGAACCTCCGTTTGCTCGGGGGTTAGATTCACAAGAACTGGAATCCATGTCTCGGCCATTTTAATCCAGATTTTCTATCTCATCAGCATCGGCTCGATCGTAACCGTTTTTTATAACCTGCTCGCGGCTTGCACCTTGAACAGTGCAGATCTGATAGAACTCACATTCACGATTGTAGGCGCTGCAAGCAAACGGTGCTGATCGAGGCCAGAAACCTTCGGTGCGTAAGCGCTTGATATCGTCATGAATCGCTTTCGTTTCAAGCTTCCATTCCTCGATATCGGCCGGGGTTCTGCTGGTGGTTAGGCGCGCGAAGCTGTCATCGTCGATTTTTGTGGTTGTTCTGATAGCATTGATATCACCCTCAGAACACGGTTCGTGGGTGATTTCTTGAACAGCATCAATGTAACCAGTCATCTGGCCGGAGAGTTTGAACTGGTTCATAAACTGCTGGCCAAAGCGCGAGGCTGATTTATGGTCAAGCGGCTTTGGCTTTCCGTTTTCTTTGATCAAGAGATCGAGGATTCCAACATAAACAAAATCCTCAAACTCTCGAGCAAAGGGTATCTCAACCGCTATGACCTCAAATGGCTCGTTCCGATATTTGCGGATGTAAGCCATGAGGATCTGCATTCCGCGATCACGGGTCCGGGGGTCTTTCTCGTCGGTTGGATCATCCGGGTAATGGATGAGGAACTGAGCCAGGATGCGAGGCATCTTTTCACCCTTGCAATGAAGACACCCGATCGTAGGTTCATATGGGCAGGGGCAAGTGGAGGGTTCGAACGCGCTACCATTATAGAGAGTAGCGAGGGAGGCGTGAAGGGCAGAGCCGAAGTTCAGAGCAGTTGCATGGTTTGTGGCTTCGACATGGCTAACGGGTGTTAGGCCAAGCTCGTAGCGGTAATAGTACTTGCGTTTGCAGAGCATAAATGTATCAGCTCTGCTAGAGCTCATAACGTCTATGCCCTGCTGTTTACAGCGATCTATCAGATCCTGTAGTGGCTTTGGCCGCATTCAACTTCCTCCTCAACGGGTTGTGGCTTTATAGGACATATTGCAATATGCGTGCCAACTAATCCGCGCCTGAGCCTGCGAACATTTTAGCTACTGACGCAGCGATGGTTAAAACCTGGATCGCCTCCGGGCGAAGATCAAAGGTCCAGCATTCCTCATGCTGATCTATGAATGCTGTAGTTTCAACGCCCGGGGGTATATTCGGTGGAACCATCGGAGCGTGGCAGAACGAACAGCCAGATAGAAGCAACGCGAAAGCTAAACTTCGCATGTTCAATTTTTGAACGTTTACGTTTAGCCGATTCTAAACTTCGTCGCTCTGCCGTAGAGCCGGTCGTAGAGCTCTGGGTTTTTTTGCGCGAGCTCAGCCTGGCTCATCTGGCGATGTTCGCCAGCCATTGCAAGACGACGCTCAGCACCGAGCCCGCGACGTGCTGATACCACGTCTCCCCCACTGGTACGGGTGGCACGCAATCGAGCACGTGCATCACGAACGCCTGAGAAATCATTTTCGACTCCTAGCAGGGCTGTGTTAGCCGCTGCGCCGAGATGGGCGTTAGGGTTGAAGGTTCCTTGGCGAGCTTGTTGAATGAGAGAGTGAAGATATGGAACTACGTGAGAAATGTCGTTTGCGTTCAGGTTTGGGTTTAGGAAACCTGCAAGCTCGGGTCGGGCAGCGCTGTGGATCTGGTGGAAAGCTTGCATCGCTTGCTGCATGAGCATCGCACGACGGCGTTGAGCGTCGCCGATACGATCTGGTGGGGGAGTGCGTGGGTCGCCTTCGTTAGAAGGATCAGCATAGGGACCGCTATCGCCACCTCCCGAGCCGGTGTAAGGGCCACGACCAGCGTTCGGATCTTTCCATCCGAAGTTTGCCGCTGGAGTGTTTACTGAAGTATCTGAACCCATTGACATTGAAAGTCCGATCTTGTGGCGTTTTGGGGTTTAGTGAACGGTGGTGGTTGTGCGCATAGAATGAGAATCGACCTGAGTTGGATCATCTCCAGCGAATGTAAAGACAGCTAGCGAAAGCAGGCAAGCGATCGCGACAACGAGAAGTTGGGAGCTAGTCGAGTTTTTCATCTGTTTCTCCATGTAAACGCCCGAGGATATCGCCCTCGCGCATGATGATGTAGTCTACCTCTTCAATCTTTATTTCTGTTCCGGTGTATTTTGCGAACAGAATCCGATCACCGACTTTGACAAGGGGATCTACCATGTCACCGTCGTGATTGCGTATGCCAGTTGGAGCAGCGATCACCGTTCCAAGCTGTGGACGCTTGCGGTAGGTTTCTGGAATGTAGATTAAGCCTTTTTGTTCATCGGCTGTGTCTGGGAGGACGAGGATGCGATCTTCGAGTGGTTCGAATTTCATTTAGGTTCCTTATCTGGATCGCAATAGGATGCGACTATGTTAGCTTTAGTATCGTATTCGACTGTACAGTTAGGATGCTTGATCCACCAGGGGTTTGTAGGGGAGCATGAGGATAAAAGGAAGAAGATGAATAGCTTACTCGCCATGCTCGTCCTCCAGGGGTAGGGTGCGGATCGCGGCGGCATCGCAGCGACGATGTAGCGGATAGACGAAGTGATGCCGTTCGCCATTGTGAATCCAACAATCGTCCCCACACCACGGCGCGCCGTCCTTGCATGCAACGCACATGGCCTTCGCCGCCTTCTCCTTCATCGCATCTACGCCCGCCCGGTGCGCGGCGAGGAGGGCGTCGGCGATGGCTTGCCCCAAGCCGAACTTGCCGGCCCAGTCGCGTACCAACGCCGCTGCAATCGCCTTCGCCTCCGCTCGCTCTCTCATCCCGTGAGCCCCAGCAAGGCGAACCCCAGCAACGAGCCCCCGACTGACAGCAGCTCGTGTGTGTCGCTACGCCGATACTGCACCGCGCACGTTTCGTCGTCGCCGTCGTAGCGCGGCGTCAGCAGGCTCTCAGCATAGACGCGCCACCCCGATTCGGTCTGCCACTCGCACAGATCGGCATCGTAGTGCCACAACTCGTCGGGGTAGAGCTTTCGCAACTGGTTGATGATGCGCCGTCGTCTCTTCATCCCTGCATCCTCCCTCGTCTCGGGGTGCGGCGCGCGTTGTCTGCCGCCATCGCCGCACCCATGGCGACGAGCGTGATGCCCACCGCTTCGCGTTGTACATCGTTCGCCGTTAGCAAGAACGCACCCAGTTTGCGCATGCGTTCACGCGCCGCTTGCTCTAGCATCTCCACGTCCACCGCCCTCACCCCTTCCCGCCTTTCGGGGGACGGGGGCGGATGGCGAGGATGGCGGCGCAGAGGTCCTCGACGCCGGTATCGGCTATGCCCGACGCATCGCGAACCAACTGCACGGCCTCCTCCAACGCTCGCGCCACTTCCTCCCGCGCGAAAGCGGCGACCTCGCGAGCAGCGGTCTTGGCCGAGTCGTCGTAGTCGGAGCGCGAGACGAACCCTCGCCGCGATAGGTCGATCATCAACGCCCGCGCCCGCGCTTCCATCTCGTTCGCCATCTACGCCTCCTCGCGTGGGGTGGGTCGGCTGCACACCCGCTGCCATGTATCGGCGATGACGAGTCGCCAGAAGTACCAACGTCGCCACTGGCTATCGCGACCGGCGCGTGAGAGCACGGAACGAAAGGCCGCACGACATGCTGGATGCCAAAGGTCATAGGCTTGCCGACTGGCTCCCATCTTACTTCCCCTCCCCCGTCCCGGGCGTGCCGAAGCGGGCCGCGAGGGCACGCATCGCCGTACAGAATCGACACGTCGCTATGTCCTCGTCGCACTCGATCGTGTGCTCCAACCCCATCGCTCCGTAGCAGTGCGGCATCTCGCTCGCCGACTCGATCGCCTCCCGCACCACCGCCAACCCGCTGGGATCGGTGGTCGCGAGGGCGGCGCGAGCTTGTGAATGGGTTGTGCACCCCTCGCAGCTAAACCCTGGGAACTGATCGGTTGTACCTATGTCATGCCGATCGAACTTGCATCGCGCCGGAGACGCAAGAAACACTCGGTGCCAAGTCTCAATGATAGCAACGGACCGCTCCAACGCCGCCACCAACTCAGCCACCCGCCCCTCGGCGGTGGCGAGGCGGGTGCGGAGGTCGTCTAGCCGCCCCTCATACGAGCCTACAACGGAGGTGTCCGTGCCACACGACAAGCAGCAACCATCTTCATCCGTGCGCGCGGTCGCTGCTTCGCACTCGGGGCACTTAGTGAGCCAACTCGCCTTGTAGCCTTCTGTTTCCGCTTCACGAAGTCGTGCTTCCGTCTCTTGTAGTGCATCGCCAAGGCCGTTGCGTTCTCGCTCCAACTCCCCCACCCGCGCGGTCGCCGCGGCGAGGGCGCAACGTGCGTCGTCCCGTTCCACTTCCAGCATCGCGGCTTCGACGAGTAGATGCTCGGCGCGCGCATACTCCTTGTCGCGGTCTTCCTTTAGGGCGAGTGAATTGTCGTGCCGGTCCGCTAACTCGCGCGCGATGCGGTTGCGGGCTTCTCGCTCCGCAGCAAGCTCCCCCCGCAGCGCATCCGCCTCCCGAATCGCATGGGACGCCTGCGCCCCGCTCTCGCACGAGCACACGCGGAATCGCTCGAGCTCGGCCTGGAGGCGGTCACGTTCGGCGGCGAGTTCGTGGACCGTGTCGAGACACTGATTCCAGCCAGCGTCCGCGCGTCGTGCATTTTCCCTCGCCTCGACCCGTTCGCGGGTGAGGGTGGCGATGGTATCCATACACTCATCTATTCGCGATTGAAGTACACCTTCACGTTCTCTCCACCAATATGGATCTTCATGACTCATTCGCCGCCTCCATATCTTCCCGAAGGGTCGCTGCCTCAGTCGAGAAGTCATCTAGGCAATCTTCACATACGCTTCCAAGCGCGGTTTTGATTACAATAGTTTGAAGGACGCCGCATGCTTCACAACGGGCTTTATCATGCGGAGGGCTGATGAGATCAGCTAGAGACATCGCTAACCAGACTTTATCGTTATCGCCAATTTCGACATGCCCGGACCAGTCGAGGGCGTTGATTAGGGCGAGCATGCGATTAGCAGTCACTGGCTTTGACATTAATCCTCCTTAAACGGCTTTACGCTCAACACCTCAACCTCTTTAATGTCAATGGATAGAAGCGATGGGGGTTGAATAAGAGCTAGATACATAGCTAGTTCTTTAAACTCCCGCAAGGGTTGATTTGTTACAACCTTTATGCGAAGTTCAACCTCTCGGGCTTTCATTTTGGAAGGTTTGAGCCGATGCCGCTGAGAAAGCCCGGGCCCATAACGCGATTTCTAAGCGCTTGGATGATACTTTCTTTCATTTTCATTATGGTAGGGTCCCCGTACTTTTCCATTTCGAGAACGACCTCGAATAGAACATCAGCACATGCGCGTAGAGCGCAGTCGAAGATGAGATCGACTAATTGATCTTGGCCGGGCGTTTGATCTTCAGACATCTAGAAGCTCATCCATCCAAGAGCGCTTTTTGCTTTTCTCGCGCGGCTGATCTGAGCGCTTGGGTTTAGATTTAGTGCCTGCAGGCGATGGAATGCGACAGCTTTGAATCTGACTAAGCTGCCCCTCTAGCTCCTCATTTGTCCAGCAGTCTGAGCAACTGATCTGTCGATCTCCAACGTGCTTTTCACATCCGGTTTCAGGCATTTTCTCAGCTCCCATTCTATTCGTGAGATTAGATCTTCACGAATCTGTGTGGCTTCTAGCTCAGCTTGCTTGGCGTTTGCAAGCTTCCAAAGGTCTTTGATCTCAACTTTCAAACCTAAACGTAGCAATGCGAGCCGAGATAACTCAGCTCGCAATGTTTCGATTTTGAGATCTCCCACTGAACCCTCCCTGATACGCGCTAGACGCCAGCAAGCACGCGGGGGGCTTACGCCCTGCCTGGCTAACCTAACGCGCATCAGGGAAGGGGCTTTCAGGTAGCTTGGAAGTTAAACCTGAAAGCCTCTAACCCTATCACCCCCACTGGCCGTCTCGCGGTTGGTTGATAAGGGTGAAAGCCGATGGAAGGAAACGTCAGCGCTAGCGCATCAGTTTTACGGGTGGCCAACCCCAACCTCCCAACACGTGATCAGGTAGTCGGAGCCTGCGGCGTTCCGGCGAGGATAGCTGCGTTCAGCTTTGCCTTGTTAGCGATCAGACCATCGAGAATCGCCTGCCGCGAGGCGGGGTCGTTGTCTGCCACAAGCTGTTTGACCAGAGCGAGAACGCTATCTTCGATCGTGCTCTGGGCGGTGATCTCGTCGAGGATATCCTGATTTGAAGCCACTGCTGTTCTCCCTTGCTTTTTGATTAGGTGGATGGTGTAAAGCTGGGTTATGAAAACGACGATACCAAAGATATGCGCGTTAACATAACTCAGCCAACCATCGGACATTAGACCCCGAGCTCCTCCAGGTAGCTGGCACGCTTGCGACCCGGACCGTTCTTTTCCTCAGGGGCGAGCTTCGCGCGCTCAGTGCCCTGGAGCTCAATGGCCAGGCTATTGAGATAGCGCTTGAACGTTGCCTTCTCGCCCTCGAGCGCGATTGCGTCAGCGAGAGAAGCCGGCATCTTCGCCTGGAAGTCGTGCTCCTTCTTCGCATCCCCCTTGCCGGTGGAGCACTTAAGGGTTACAACCTTCGTTTGGGCATGTTCCTGACTGGGAATCTCGAGCGTGGGCATTTCCGTTTCTCCTTTTGATTTGTGGCTGGTTTATGTCAGCCGTTTTTTGAACACAGGATATAGAGTGCAAAACCTGTGCCAACATGAACCCGCGTTCAAATTTTCAGATTTTGAACATTTTAGGTGGGCGCTAAGATCAACGCCGGGAGTTGAAAATACACGCGATTGCTAACATGAGGATTGCGAGGGATTGAATGATATCAATCATTTAACCCTCACGCGAAGGGCCTTCGGCCCGGGTCTGAGTTTGGACGGCTTGAAGTCGATGGGGTTTGCGTGTGGGCTGTGGCATTGGAATGGCAGGACCGTTTATGATCCACCCGCGACCACAGCAGGCTTTTGTTAGATATTGGCCTGGGAGGAGATTTTTAGGTGGTTGATCGATCATTATCAACATGATTTTTTCCGTTGTAACGTGCGGTACAAGGACAACCCTCACATTCGTGATGCCTATCTTCAATACATGGTTGACAGATAGGTTTGGCTCGCAGTAGCTCTGACGCGGAGGCGCTCCGCGCCGGGCGGATGAGTAAGACCTCGTTTGCGAGTTTGAGGATGATTCCTGAAAGCTGCAATGCAGTCAATGGCTTTTCAGGATTAGAAGCATGAGCAAGCTCGTCTGAGATTTTCACAGCCTCGAGCCAGAAGCGACTGCGCGCTAGCCCGTCAACGCTCGCTGCAAGCTCTACCTCGTCTTCGTGTTTAGGCACTGAGTTTCCTCCTTCTGGTTTTGCAACGGTCACACATGTAACCGCGCTCGATCTCTTTAGCTGTTTCAGCTCGGTCATCTTCTATAAAACCAGTAAGCTTAAGCTCTCGCTTACAGCTTTTACAGGTTGCGCTAAGAGTCCAGCGGTTTAACATATCAGACTCCTACTATCCTTAGGATCTGCGAGATCTGCTTGCGTCGCAGAGCATTTAGCTTCGCCACGAGCTTGTTATCAACCACCCGGCCAATGAGTCTAAGGTCCATTGTAACCTCGGGCGTGATCTGAATATCTGCCCAGTTCATACGCCGCCTGTTTGTGTTTACAGGCGCCATGACAGCATCGGAATAGCGGAGCTTTTTGAGCTCGCCCATGAGCTGTTGCATAGCCTCGCGTCTGCATGCATTTAGCTGATCCTGGGTTTGTTTCGCATAAAGCGAACCAAGCGCCTGGGCTAGAATGTAAAGCTCGATCTGAGCTTGATCGTAACCGGGTTTAGCTGTTAAGCTCGTCCTACCGAAAGCGCGGTATAGCTCTCGAAACCTCAGAATCAGATCGTCCACCTCTGTCCTCCTCCACTGTTGAGGTTCCTGTGATTGCGAACACGAGTTGCTGTTC